GAAAGAGAAGTCTATTCCCAAGATGGCAGCGAGGGAGAAGCTGAATTTGGCGGAAGTTTTACCGAACGCTGGGGATGGTATCAATCCTTTATCACAATTAGCCGAGAACTTAAAATTAGAATTTCAGACGTTGGAAAAGAACCTCTTTTTGAATCACTCACGTTATTATCTTACCTAATTGATGAGAGCAAAGAGGAAGCACGTAGAATAAAACAAACACAACAGAAATGAACCAATATTACACTTGTTTAAACTTCATCCGAGATAGCATAAAAGGCGCGCCATTCGTTAACACGATCACGCAGGGAACAGATATAATCGATAACGTCAAAAAGAATATATTTCCACTTGCACATATTAATATTTTAAACGCATCGGCACCCGGACAAAGCAATACTTTTACGTTTGAGATTGCGGTCCTAGATATTCGAAACGTGTCAAAGGTAAAATCAAATAATAAGTTTCTGGGGAACGATAATGAGATTGACAATTTGAACACTTGCCACGCCATTATAAATTATGCATTAACCAAAATGCAGTTAAGTAGAAATCAGTTTGATATTGAAATCGAAAACGTTTCAGATTTAACTCCGATCCTTTTAGAATTTACAAATATGTTGGATGGATGGAAAGTAGATTTAACGCTTTCAATTCCGAACAACGCAATGAGTGTTTGTTGTGAAGATTGAGAACGTACAAGCAGCGTTAAACGAGTTCGGAAAACTTGTTATTGATCGAGCGAAGTCTAACTTAAAGAAAGGAGGCAAATACGGTTCACACAATACAAGTAACAAGTTGACCAACTCGTTAAGGTTTGAAACAAAGGAAAGTGCTAGAAGTATTGCTTTTGATTTTTACGCTGAGGATTATTGGAAGTTTTTAGACCAAGGAGTTAAGGGTAAAATTTCAAGCGCACTAGCACCAAACTCAGATTTTAAATTTGGTAGCGGAACTGGAAAAAAAGGCGGGTTACGTGCTGCCATCGATAAATGGGTTGTAAGGAAAGGATTGGCAGGAACGAGGGGAAAGGATGGTAAATTTATTACAAGGAAGCAAATGGTTTCTAAAATAAGCCGAAGTATATACTTAAAGGGTACACCCGAAACAAAGTTTTTTACAGAAGCCTTTGAAACTACGTACAAAAGTTTAGATGAAAATATAGTTGAAAAATACGGTTTGGATTTAGAAACGTTTTTGAAATTCACGTTAAAAGAAATAAAATAATGAAAGTAATATTTGTTCGAAGTCCTTATAAAATTCTAGTTGATGAAGCTACGCAGGTTTATACTAAATGCGTGGTTGATATAATTGACCCTGCTGGAGTGCTACCAAATAAAACCGTAACACTAGAAAAGCAAATACCTGATACAGTTAATCGGGATTGCTGGTTTAATATTTCGCCTTACATAAAAGACGAAATAGAAAACATCGCACCGAGTGCAATTACGCCAACGGATGAAGACGCAAATATGTGGCGCAAGGTTGAAGTTACAACGTATTGGAAAGTAGATATAAACGATGAATGGACAGAGTTAGAAGTACAAGAGTTTGTTGCAGTAAATGGGTACAACAATTATCAAGGTGGTTACAATCAATCAATCACTTCGGATGTTGTTTTATTAACCAATCCTGATGTAAAAATTTACCGCTCCGATAATAACCAATATTTTAATTTACTGATTGATTTTACAACTGGAACTTATGATTTAATTTACAGATATAGAAATTTTGCGGGTACAACGATTGAAAATGTAGTTGTTATTGGTAGTGGTTATGAAAGTGGAATTTATATGTACAAAGTTCCTTATCGAACTGCAACTGCTGGACTTGAAAACGGTAATACTGTACAGGTTAGATACAATACTTCAGGAAGTGTACCTGCACAACCTTTTATTTACTTCTTAAATGGAGACGATTGCCTTTACACACCGATTAAATGCGCGTTTATAAACTCAAAAGGTGGGTGGCAATACCTAACATTCTTTAAAGCACGAACCGACAGCTACGAAGTAAAGAGCAAAGGTTTTAATTTATTAGCTGATGCGGTTGATTATAACCCATTAAGAGGGCAACGCAAAGAATTTAATTTTGATTTAAAGCAAAGTGTTAAATTGAATACGGGTTGGGTAGATGAAAACACAATCGAGTTACTTGTAGAGTTAATGACTAGCGAAACTATTTTACTAGATAACGAGCCAGCAACACTAAAAGACAAATCTTTACAAAAGAAAACAAGGTTGAAAGATAAAATGATTAATTACGAAATGAATTTTGAGTACTCGTTTAACTTAATAAACGATGTAGACTAATGGTAGGAATTTACATTTATATCGATGAATTAATTGACGATGTACTCACGCCAATTTCAAGACGAATAGAATTATTTGCTGATGAAACAATTACTATCACATCATCAATTCAGAATTTCAACGATTTAGGAAAAATATTTACAGACTACTCCAAATCGTTTACAGTACCAGCGAGTGCGGTTAATAATAAAATCTTTTCGCATTGGTATGAAAATTCAGTTAGTGATGGTTTTGACCAAAGAAAAAAATACTTTGGTAGAATAGAGATTGACGATATACCTTTTCGGTTTGGCAAATTTCAGTTAGAGAAAGCCGACAAAAAAGATAATATGATTGAAAGCTATACTATCAATTTTACAGGCAATTTAACGCAACTAAAAGACAGTTTCAAAGATGACAAGTTAAATAGTTTAGATTATAGTCAATTAAACTTTAATTACACTCAAGCAAATGTTAGTATTATTTTAAACGGAGTTGTAGGTATTTCTGAAAACCTTGCATTCCCTTTAATTGGAAGTGATAGGCGTTTTGAGTGTGGAACTGGCAGCGGTTCAGATATTACAACAACAGCAGGAACTATTGATGCAAGAGATTTATTTCCTGCTATTCCAGTTTACAAAATATTTAATTTTATTCAAACAAGATATAACCTTACTTTTAGCGGTGTATTTTTAGAAAGTATATTGTTTAAAAAACTATGGTTATATTTAAAAAATGCGGAAAAGTTTACTGCTAAAACAGAACCTTTAAAAATTAATTTTACCTCAAGAGATTCTGACTTTAACAACACTACAAGGGGTTATTTAGACTTGACGACTGATGAATTAATTTTTAGATTTAATGATTTACCACCAGCAAATCCTTTTGCCAATGTTAGACTTGAATCTTGGATTAAAATATTTCCGACAGACTCTAGTATTCAATACACAGTTGAAATTTATGATAATGATATTCTTTACTTAACCTATGAAAATCTTTTTGGAAATACTGACCAATGTTATTTCTCAAAATTACGAGTAGATGAAGCTAAAGTAAATGGAGAATATCCTTTACATAAATTTTCTTTTAAAATAGTATCAAATTTACCGATGACTTTTACGTCAACTATTCAGTATAAAAGAAATTACAATATACCTCCTCTTACTGCTTTTACAGATATGTTTGGTAGTTCAAGCGCACAAACAACAACAACAAAATTAAACATACAAAATTACGTTCCAGACATTACAATAGAAGCTTTTATAATAGGAATTATGAAAGCGCACAATTTAATGATTATTCCATTAAGCGAAACATCTTTTGAGTTTGTTACAATGGATGTTTATTTTGAGCGTGGTACAATTTTAGATTTAACAGAATATTGCGGTACAGATCAAGAACAAATTAGTAAACCGAAAATATTTAAGTCAATTAAATTTGCTTATGAAAAGTCAGAAAACATACTTAATAATGCTTTTCGTGGATTGTTCAACCGAGAATATGGAGATTTAAATTACACAAACGAAAATATTACAAGTACTGAAGTTTACGATGTAAAATTACCATTTGAGGATATACTTTACGAGCGTTACATTCCACCAATTACAAGCGGAACGACTGTAACAAATTTTGTAACTGCTACGCTATGGAATAAAGACCAACAACCTTATACTCCTAAACCAGTATTGATGTACTTAAATAGCCGAGTTCCTTTATTAATAGATGGAGTAAATACACCAATTAAATACGACTTTGGCGGCACACTTTTTAATTTACCTAATTATAGGTTATTTACAAATGAAATATCAATAGGAGCAACCGATCAAGCCTATTTATACTCTTTAAATTTTGGCGATGAGTTTGGAGTGGTAAATACTGACCTAGCACCGCCAAAGGGTTTATTTACTACTTATTATTCAAAATATGTGGAAAATCTGTACAATATTAGAACTCGAAAAGTAACGGTAAAAGCGATGCTAAATACTTTAATTGTAAATAGCATTCAGTTATACGATAGAATTATTTTAAAAAATAAACGATATACGATTAACACGATGACCGTTGATTTAACGACAAAGGAAACAACCTTTGAATTGTTAAGCGATTTTAGACAGTTTAGCGATGTAAATTTAGGGCTTCGTAATACAAACATTCAAAATTTAGTTATAGACAATACAGCGCAAGAAATAGAGGTGCAAGTATTTTTAAATGATAACGATTTTTGGGAATCAAAAGCCGCAGCTGGTTTTCTAGGGGGAACTTATTCAAGCGGTGGCAACGTTTACAAAGATGGACTTTTAAATGTTTCAGTTCCAGCAAATACAACTGGCGTTAATCGAACTGACAATGTATTATTAGACTACTTTAAAGGCGCATCATCAATACAAATTTCAATACCAGTATTACAAAATGCTTAATCAAATACTAGAAATGCTACAAATAGCAGAGGACTATAAAGGCAACGAGATAATCGAAACCGCAAAGGGAAAATATCAATATACAAATAACTGGGAATTATTTAAAAAAGCAGCGAAATGGCAATAGAGAAAGTAATTGATATAAAAGTACAAGGCAACGCGGATGAGGCGGTTGGTTCATTACGTTCGCAATTAAGAGCAGCGCAGGCGGATGTAGCTGCATTATCTGAAAAGTTTGGAGTTACGTCGCAACAAGCAGTCGAGGCAGCTAAAAAAGCGGGAGAATTAAAAGATAGGATTGGCGATGCAAAAGCGTTAACAGATGCGTTTAACCCCGATGCGAAGTTTAAGGCGTTGAGCAGTTCCCTAGCAGGAGTTGCTGGTGGATTTGCTGCGGTGCAAGGTGGGATGGCTTTGTTTGGTGCGCAATCGGAGGAAGTTGAAAAGACACTTTTGAAAGTTCAAGCCGCAATGGCACTATCGCAAGGTTTACAAGCTATTGGAGAGAGTGTTGATAGTTTCAAACAATTAAGCGCAGTAATTCAAAGCACTACAACTTTTAAAAAATTAGATACTTTAGCAACCGCAGCGGCAACGGTAGCGCAAAGATTATTTTCTAGCGCAGTAACTACAACCGCAGTATCATTTAACGCTTTAAAAACCGCTATTGTTAGTACTGGTATAGGTGCTTTAGTAGTTGGACTTGGTTATTTAGTAGCGAAAATGAATGAAAGTTCAGATGCAACTGAAGAATTGACTGATAAGCAAAAAGGACTTAACAGACAATTAGAATACGGTAAAGAATTAGCCGATTTTAACGCCAAAGGAATAGATTATAATACTCAAATTGAATTAGCTGCGGCAAAACAAAGAGGCGCAAGTGATAAGGAGCTAACACAAATTAAACTTGATGGCGTTAATGCTAGAAGAAATGCCAATTATGAAGAAATTAAATCTATTGCAGCCACTCAAAAAGAGGGTTATAATTTAACAAAAGAACAAAATAAAAGAATACAAGAATTAACGGCAGAAAATTTAGATTTAGAAAGGAAAGGCAGATTAGAAATTGCCAATTTTAATGCAGAACAAGCTGAAAAAGAAAGAGAAGCCGAAAAGAAAAGCGGTGAGGAAAAAACAGCAAATACAGAAAAAAATAAAAAAGAAGAAGCCGCTGCATTAAAAGCAATAGCGGATAAAAAATTGGCTGATGATATGAAGTCAGCACAAGATGCAATTAACATATTAAATACATTAAGCCAAAATAATGAAACTCCAGCAGAAAAAGCGGAGCGAGAATATAAAGATAGAAAAGCAGTTTTAGAGGCTAACAATTTATCGACTGAAGAATTAACAAGGCAACATTTAAAAAATTTAGCAAATATTGAACTTGATATAGCCGCTAAAAAAATTGAAAAAGAAGATTCTGAATTTCTAAGATTACAAGAGTTAACACTTGAAAAAGATGATTATGATAAGCTAGTTTTAACTCAAAAATATGAATCTGAATATTTAGCGGCAGAGGGTAATGCTGAATTGCAAAAGCAACTTAAAATAAAATTAGATAAGGATATTATAGCAGTAGATGTAGCGACTGCCGCAACACAAGATGAAATAGAAAAGAAAAAACAACAAGCTAGACAGGTTGCCCTTTCGGCTTATTCATCATCACTAAAAACAGCTGCAAGTTTATTGGGAGAAAGCACAGATGCTGGTAAGGCAGCGGCAATAGCAGCTACAACAATAGATACTATTCAGTCGGGAGTTTCGGCTTTTAAAGGAATGGTGAGCGCAGTGCCTGGACCTGTTGGTATTGCGTTAGGGGCAGTTGCGGCAGCTGGTGCATTAGCTTCTGGTTACGCATCGGTTAAAAAGATTTTAGCAGTTAAAACTCCTAAAGGTGGCGGAGGTGGAGGCGGAGGTGCAGCACCAACAATGAGCGGTGGCGGTGCAGCAGGTGGAGCAGCACCACAATTCAACGTAGTAGGTAATAGCGGAGTTAATCAATTAGCAAACGTGATGAGCACTCAACAACAAACACCTGTTAAGGCTTACGTAGTTCCGAGCGATGTTACAACGGGGCAATCACTAGACCGCAACATCATACGAAATGCGAGTTTAGGATAAAAGTTTATAACAAAATAATTAAATTCAGTCTTAAAGATATGCAAACTTACAAAGTGGTTTTAAACGAAAATGATGAAAGCGGAATTTACGCAATTTCTTTAGTGGATGATCCAGCCACAAAGGAGTTATTTATATCACTTTCAGCAGAGCAAACCGATATACAACTTGCAACGGTAAACGAGGAAAAGAGGATAGTAGTTGGAGCGGTTTTAATTCCAAACCAACTAATAATGAGAAACGATCCCGATGGAGGGGAGCCTTTTAACATTATGTTCGAGGCAGAAACAATAAAAGAAATCCACGAAAAGTTTATTAAAAACGGATTTCAAAACAATTCAACTATCGAACACGATGGGAAATTTATAGAAGATGTAACCTTTACAGAAACGTGGATAAAGGAGGATGACGTACACGATAAGTCGGTTTTATACGGATTTAAGCACCCGATTGGAACTTTGTACGGGATGCAGAAAATAAACAATGACGAGGTTTGGAATGACTATATAAAAACTGGAAAAGTGAAAGGCTTTTCAATCGATGGTACAAAATTCGGATTAGAGAAAATTAATTTAAATACTAACTATATGAATCTAGAAGCGATTGCAAATGCAATTAAAGAGGGGTTTGCTGCGATAAAATTATCGAGCGATAACCCAGCACCCGAAGTGGTGGATGTAAAATTGGCACAAATGAAACTTAGCGATGGAGTTACAGTTTTAGAAGCGGCAAGTTTTGAAGCTGGTCAAGAAGTAAACATCGTAGCTGAAGATGGCACGACTACTCCTGCTCCAGTTGGCGAACACGAATTGGAAGATGGCAACATCTTAATAATTACAGAAGCGGGAATTATCGCTGAAATCAGAGTTAAAGAAATGGAAGCTGAAGAAGTGGAAATGAGTAACGATGGAAAATTTGAGGCGTTAATCAAAACAATCGTAATGAATTTGTCTAGCGAAGTGGCTAAGCAAATGAACGATCTTAAAGTTGAATTGAAAGCGGAAATTTCAGAGGCAAAAGAAATTCAATTAAGCGCAAGCACAAAAGCAAAACCAGAAGTTAAAGATGCAAAACCTTTCGAGGCAATGACAGCTTTGGAACGACACAGAGAAATCAAAAAACAATTAAAATAACAACTAAAAACTAAAAAAAATGGCAATAAGCTATACACCAGTAGACATTAGAGGGGTTGCAGTAGAACCAATCCTTGAGGAAGTATTATTCGCAAATAAAACTATTAGCGATGGATACGTAACATTTAACGACAACATCAAAGCCGGTACAATCTTTACAGAGGCTGGAGTTGACGTAACTGCACAACTATACACAGGTAGTGCTTTGAGTTCAAGCGGAAGTATTAACATTACAGACCGTACAATTACACCTACAAAACTAGAGTACAAGCAAACATTCTTACAAGAGGCTTTACGTTCATCTAGATTTAACCGTTCAATGAATCCGGGAGCGTTCAACATTGAATCAAGCGAGTTCGCTTCAACTGTTTTGGCAATGGTTGGACCAAACGTTTCACAAGATGCAGAAAACATTTTTTGGGGTGGTATTACAAGCGGAACAAAAACTGCAATCGCTGCATTAACTCCGGGATCTGCACAAGGTTCGATGACTGCTGCAACACAAACTGCGGTTGCTGCTTTAACTGCTGGACTTGTTGATGGAGTATTTGCAAAAGTACTTTATGATAACGCTGCAATTGGTGGTTATATCAAAGTAACTGGAACAACTGTAACTGCTGCGAACATCGCTGCGGAAGTTGGTAAAATCTTTGCTGCAATACCAGCGGAAAACTTACTCGATACAGTTTCTCCAACAGTTATCTATTGCCCACGTTCTTGGAAGCAATTATGCTACAACGCTAACAATGCGGTTGGTGCTGCTCAACAAATCAACTTTGTAATAACTGGAGATAACTTTAACAATTCTCAAGTGTTTTACAACGGAATTGAATTGTTGTTCGTTCCTGCTCCAAATGCTTTGATGGCTTACGCTCAAAGAAAAGCGGCAGTATCTTGGAATACAGATTTACTTGACGATGTAAACAGATTTGAAGTAGGTAAATTGGTTAACGATGGCGATGTTCAATTTGTACGTTCAATCTACACATTGGCAGCGAATGTAGGTCAAGCTACAAAAGGAGTACTTTACGGAGGATAAGAAGTAACTAAGGGGGATTAGTTTCCCCCTTTATTTTAAATAAAAATATTATGGCATATTGTCCAATAACTGCGGGTAGACTTTTGAATAATTGTAAAAATCAAAGAGGAGGTATTAAAAACCTTTACTTTGCGAATTACGATTCTTACGGTTTTGTAGTAGCAGCGCAAGCGGTTACCGATTTGGGAACTTTAGACGAAGTTTTTAAATACGAAGTAAAAGCTACAACAAACGCACTAACAGAAACGGGTACAAGTTCTGAAGATAACGGAACTTATTTAGTGGCTCAATCTTTGGCGGTTACACTTCCAAAATTGGCGGCAGATTTACAAGCGCAAGTACAATTAATTTGTCAGGGCAGACCTTTTGTATTTGTAGAAGATTACAACGGTAATATTATGCTTTTAGGAGCAACAAATGGCACAATGAGCAACTGTACCAAAGCGAGTGGCGCAGCGGGAGGCGACCTCTCAGGATTTACACTTACCATCACTGCCGAGGAAGGTTCATTATCTCCTTTCTTAGATAACACTACAAAAGCTGAATTGTTAACTTTTGTATCTGCAACGGTTGTTTCTTAAATTTTAGCTTAACTTACTACTTAAACCCATCTTAATTGATGGGTTTTTTGTTACAAATCGATATATTTTAGTCTTATAAATATGATAGTCTTTTCAGTAGCAACAAATCACACGTTTAAATGTATCCCAGCTAGCTATAATGGTGGCGAAATTGTGTTAAATTTACGTGATGAACTTAAAAATATTACCTATTCGATTGAATATGATAATGTTTTTTACCAAAACTTTCAATTAATAATCACATTTTCGGATTTTCAGACCATCGAGGGGCAAAGTTTTGAGTGTGTAGTACTCGAAAATGACGCAATTACGTACAGAGGCAAGGCTTATGTTACTGCTCAAACAGATCTAGAAAACTACGAAATGAACAACGGCATTCTAAAAGTATAAAAATGGCTAATAAACCACAACAAAGAGTATTCGAAATTCAATTATCAAACTACATCCGCCCAGAAATTAAAGAGGTGCAGGGTAAAAAGTGGGTATTGAATGGGCGAAATAACGAATTTTACAAAACGATTATTGATGCTTATAACGGATCAACTACAAATAGTGCAATAATTGATAGTTACGCCAATTTCATTTACGGTAAAGGGATTAACTCCAACGAGAAGTTAACCAAGCCAAAAGAGTGGAGCGCATTAAACACCATATTTGATAAAAAGGAATTAAGAAAAATTTGCAAAGATTTTGAAATGTTTGGAGAGGCTTCGGTTGAAGTGAAATATTTGAATAATGAAGTACGAAAAGTTTACCATATTGCAAAAGAAAGGGTTGCTCCCGAAGTAGCCAACGAGGATGGCGATATTACGGGATATTGGTATAGTTATGATTTTTCAAATGTTCAAAAATATAAGCCCGAGCGTTATGATGCTTTCGGATTTGGTAGTGGAGGCGGAGAGCGTTCAGAAATTTATATTATTAGAGATTACCAAGTCGGACAATTTTACTATTCTAACCCTAGTTATGTAAGTGGTTTAAGTTGGGCAAAATTTGAGGAGGAGTTTCAAAACTATTGTATTAAGCATATTCAAAATGGACTATCTTTTGGGTACATTATAAATATGAACGCTGGAGTTCAAGCGAGTGAGATTGAAATAATGGAAAGCACTCGCAGAATTCGTGAGAATTTAACCGGATCAAATAAAGCTGGGAATTTCTTTTTAAATTGGAACGACAACAAAGATAGTGAGATTACAATTACTGCCTTAGAAGTTAGCGAAGCGCATAAACAATATGAATACTTAACTGCTGAAGCTAGGCAACAACTTTGCACCGCTCACAAACTTACTTCACCGATGTTGGTAGGTATAAAAGAGGCGAGCGGATTTAGTTCAAACGCTGACGAAATAAAAGTCGGATTTGCGGAGTTGATGATAAATGTAATTACTCCAAAGCAAGAAATTATTTTGGATGGCTTAATGGAAATATTATCGGCAAACGGTATTAGTTTGGATTTGCAGTTTTTAAGTTTAAGAAGTGAGGCCCCAACAATTACACCAACTGAAACAATAGTAACACCAATTCAAATGGCTGCGGATGATTTTTCAGACTTAGGAGAGGAAATAGATTTGAACGAGTGGGAGTTAATTAGTGCCGATCCAGTTGACTACGACAAAGAAGAGGAGAGAGATGCGGAGTTGGAGAGGTTAAACTCTACAACCGTTAAATTAATGAATGTTGCTTTGGCAGATGTAAAGACTGGAACTGCAAGACCAAACGCAAGGAGTTCACAAGATGGCGTTATATTTAAAAGCCGATATAGATACAGCGGGAACCCAAACCCGGAACGTGAGTTTTGCAAAGCAATGATGAGCGCAAATAAATTGTATAGAAGAGAGGATATTGCTTTAATGAGTGAGCGAAATGTTAATCCTGGATTTGGAATGCGACCAAACCCAAACAAGCCTTATGATATATTTTTATGGAAAGGTGGCGGATTGCTTTCAGAGGCTTTCCCTTTTGGAACTTGTAAGCATTTTTGGGTGCGTGAAACGTACAGATTAAGAGCCGATGTAAACAATCCTTTAGCTGAAAAAATTACACCTGCAAAAGCAAGAAAAGAGGGCGAAATTTTACCAGCATTAAAACCAAGTGAATCAAAAGCATATATCGCGCCTCACGATATGTAACCTACAAAAAAAAGTATTATGAATATTTGGCTAAGAGAAAACGAACTTACAAAAAACACCCTACTAGGTGGCAATATAGATATTGATTTATATATCCCTTGCATTGCAGACGCACAAAGAACAAGACTTGAGGAAATTCTAGGGGAAACGCTATTTAATAAAATTGATGTTGACTTCGGAAACGATGATTTAAGCGGTTTATATCTTACTTTGTTTGATGATTACATTAAGCCATTTTTAATACACCAGAGCGCAGTAGAATATCTTTTGGTGGGTGCTTATAAGATAACGAATAATGGGATTTATAAAACACAACCCGAAAACACCGCAGCAGTTGATAAAACCGAAGTTGATTATTTAGTAAATAACCAAAGATTAAAAGCGGAAATGTATCAAGGGCGTTTAGAGCGTTGGTTAATGCTAAACGAATTACCAGAATATTTAAGTGCAGATAGTCAAATTGTGCCTCCAGTTTACAACAAAAGTAGTATTTTAAATAGATGGTACTTTTTAGATCCGAATAACAACTATTTTTAAAATGAGAAAAGTAGACAAAAGAACAGAGGACAATATAAAAAAATTACAAAAGTATTTATCAAATGAAAACAGTAAATTTCACGCACAAACGAGGGGATACATTTTACGCGACACTATTCAACGTAAAAGTAAATAATGTTGATCTCGATTTAACCGATGCAGTTATTTTAATGCAACTTCGAAAAGAGGCTGGAGGCGTTATTGCATTAACTCCCGATTTAACCATTACCGATGCCGTTGGTGGGGATTTTCAAATTGATGAGCAAATTATAAATATTCCTGCGTGTACTTATCAATACGATATACAAATAACTTTAGCGGATGATACGGTTGTAACGTGGATTAGTGGATTGTTTATTATTAACGACGATATTTCAAGATAATGGCAGTAGATATAACGATTAACGAAACGATTGATGTTGTTGATATTACGGTAAACCCTAATATAATAGAGGTTAATGTAACTAGGACCAGCGGAGGCGGAGGCGGTTCTCAAACACTAGCACAAACTTTAGATTTAGGCAATCAAACTGGTGGCGAAAATATACTCGTTAATAATGCCGATGCGATTGAACTAGAGAATACTTCTTTACTAAAAAAAGGAACGTATGATTTTGGCGGTAATGGTGGTATATCTCGTATTTGCTCAAATCAGTACGAGGATATGTGGCAGAATGGATTTAGACACGTATTTGACCAAAGCGGATTTATAAGAAATTCAAGTAATGGATTTGATTTAGTTCCTGATTCTAGCTTTGATGTTACTTTGCGTTTTAAAGTTGGTTCATTTTGGACTTTAGATAATGGCACTACTTACATTTGTACAGATGCAACAGAGGGCGCAGCAGAATGGGAAATTTATCATAATTTTATTCCTACACTTCAACAAGTAGTTAATGAAGATGGGCAACTAACAGATTCAGCAATTGCATTTGATTCTGTTGGAAATCCTAATTTAACAAGTGCAGTTAGCATAGATGGTTTATCATTTGTAGAAAATGATGGTATTGATGAAGAAACAACTGTATACGCATCAAATGGTATTCAAAGAAACTTAAACGCAAATGGCACTTTGCTTAATTTTGAAACACCTACAAATCCTGATAACGTAGTATTAGTTCCAAACGGAAGTGGAACACTAGCTTTTACTTCTGATATTCCAGCCGCAGGAGTTCCTTACACAGGCGCGACTGCTGATGTTAATTTAGGTGAGTTTGGTTTACTTACTGGAAACATAGAGTTTGACAATACACCGACAAACATTCCAACGGGTGCTGGTTCATTAGTTTGGAACGATACAGATGGAACTTTAGATTTGAAATTAAAAGGCGGGAATGTTACATTACAAGTAGGTCAAGAAAATGTTATTCGAGTAGTAAACAAAACCGCAACTAACGTAAATCTATTAGAAGCCAATTACCAAGCGGTAAGAGTTACTGGCGCACAAGGTCAAAGATTAAAAGTTGATTTAGCACAAGCCACAACAGATGCTTTATCGGCTGAAACAATAGGACTTGTAACAGAAACAATAAATAACAATCAAGAGGGTTTTATCACTACAAGCGGACTGATAAGAAACGTAAATACAACGGGTTCTTTACAATCTGAAACGTGGGCAGATGGCGATATTTTATATTTATCTCCAACAACTGCGGGTAGAGTTACAAAAGTAAAACCAACTGCACCAAATCATTTAGTTATTATCGGTTATGTTGTAAGCGCACACGCTACGCAAGGTTCAATCTTTGTAAAAGTAGATAACGGTTATGAATTAAACGAACTTCATAACGTTAAAATAACTAGCGAAACAAACAATCAATTATTAGCGTACACTTCTGCAACAGATATTTGGCAAAATAAAAATTTAATTGATATAGTTGAAGATTTTAATAAAACTAAAGGAATTATATTTTTTGATGACTTTTTAGGAACTAATGATAACGCTGGAATTGCAACATCAACTGGAGTTACAATGTCTGGGGTTGGTACTGGTTCAATTACTAGAATAACTGGCGTTTATCCTAATAGAACAAATCAACAAGGAGTTATTCAATTAGCTACTGGAACTTTGATTACTGGAAATGCGAGTTATAGATTAGGTTCGGTAAATACGCCTACGTTTTTTATTGGTAGTGGTGCTATTTCTTACGAGGTTTTAATCAATATAGAAACACTTTCAACTTTAGCCAATAGGTTTGTAAATGTATTCGGATTTTATACTGGTTCAAGCATAACAACGAGTAACAATTTAATTAGTTTTATTTACGATGAGGGCGGAGTTTTTGCGAGTGGTGGTATTGGTGCATCACCTAATTGGAAATGTGTAACAGGAAATGCGGGTACAAGAACTTCAACTGATTCAACTGTTGCGGTAACTGCGAGTGCGTGGACAAAATTAAGAATAGAAATAAACGCAAATGCAACATCCGTAGGGTTTTACATAAACGATACTTTAGTGGCAACGAACGCTAGTAATATTCCAGCTACAACAACTGCTATGTATTTTTTAAATGGTATGCAAAAAACAACGGGATTGACTTCTGTTAATATGTACGCTGATTATTTATCCTTTAAACAAACATTCACAACTGCAAGATGATAAAATATAAATACACACTAGGAAACCAAACTATTGAAACTTTAAACTTAAATGATATTCCTGATGGACTTTCATTTGAAACAATAGAGTTTGAAATAGAAGTTGAACAAGAAGCGACTGCACCAAGTTTAACAGTAAACGAAGTTATTATCGATTTAGTTACAAGACAAGTTCAAGTAATGAGCGATGAGGAAAAAAGCGAATTGTTAAATTTACTAAATGCCTAATGAAAAAGATATTTAAGTCGATTTTAAGAGATATAAAGAGTTTAGATATGATAATACTCAACCGTTGGCATTTACACGCACCAATAGCGTTTATTGTGGGTTGTTTATTGTATTTTGCGATTCGCGAATCAATTACCGATACATACGTTGCAACGGAAATAGCTTTTAAAATATTTGTTCCTAGTTTTATAGGATTTATTTTCTTATTTTCTTTTGAATCATTCCAACAAAGCGGCAGAATTATTGGCGAATTAGAAAAATTTGAAAGCGACAAGGATTTATGGGTTGGCGAAATATTTTTAATTATAGGGGTAATATTAACACATTTGTTATGGTAAATTTTTTTAGTGAATATTGGGAGGCAATTTTAGCAGCATTAAGCGCACCAGTTGCGTGGTTTTTTGGAGGCAGAGCAAAGCAAAGACAAGATGCGGTTAGCACGATGAAAACGATGTACGATGATTTTTTAATTGTTTACCAATCACGAATGAATGAAGTGATGCAAGAGGTTACCGATTTGAAGAAGCACAATCTTACCTTGCAAAGAGAATTTAATGATATTCAAAAACTACACGCAAAAGAATTACAAAAATCTCAAAAGTTGGCTAAAGACTATGAGCAGTTAAAAGGGTTATATGACCGCTTAAAAACTGATTTCGATAATTACAAAAAATTAAAGTAATGAGCAAAGTAGTAGAAATTGCAAAAAAAGAAATAGGACAAGGCGAAGTACCTTTAAACAGCAATAAAACAAAATACGGCAAATGGTTTGGATTTGATGGCGTAGCTTGGTGCGGTATGTTTGTGAGTTGGTGTTATGATCAAGCTGGTGCGCCTCTTGGGAATATTGGTTTTAAAAAAGGATTTGCAGGTTGTCAAACCGCAGTAGCGCATTATCGTAAAACAAATAGAATTACAACTAATCCAGTTGCAGGAAATATTGTTTTCTTTGATTGGAATAAAGATGGTAGACACGACCATACTGGGATATTTGTGCGATGGATAGAAGTAAATAAAACCTTTGAAGCGATTGAGGGCAATACGGCAGTAGGGAACGATTCAAATGGCGGCAATGTAATGCTCCGAACTAGGAAAAATATAAACGTATTATTTGTAGATCCGTTTTAAAATTATAAATTCTACATTTGTTTAACTAAAAAAGAAAACTATGTTATCAAAATGGAGTATCTATGACAATAACATACTTGAAATAGTAAACAATTCAAATAGAGATTTAAAAAAAATTGACATTATCAGGGAAATAGATGATAATTTAAATGGAGCAGACAAAAAATCTTTTAGTAAATATTTAGAACGCAACCTTAAAAGAATTTGCGACGATCACGAGGGTATTTACAACGCTACAAATAGTCTAGATATAGCCAATACAACCGTTAAACATATGTGGGTAAAAAATAAAGAGGCGTCTTTATTTGTAAAAAATCCTAATTATGTTGAGCAAGTTACGCAAGACTTACAAGAACTCAGAACAAAGTTAATTGATAACTTAAAAGATTACACTCCAAAATACCCACAGATTAAACGTTCTAAAAATTTAAAGAAAAGACTATTTGTATTTTCTCCAGCCGATATTCATATTGGAAAACTATGTAACGCATTTGAAAGCGGAGAAGATTATAACAATCAAATAGCGGTTAAACGTGTTTTAGATGGTTGTAACGGACTATTAAGCGAACTTCCAGCAGATAGCATAGATAAAATATTATTCGTTATTGGAAACGATATTTTACACATAGATAATACAAAAAGAACAACGACAAGCGGAACGCCACAAGATACCGATGGAATGTGGTTTGAGAATTTCTTAATTGCCAAACAACTTTATGTAGATATTATTGAAATTATGATGTCGGTTGCAGATGTTCACCTTGTTTTCAATCCTAGCAATCACGATTATACAAATGGATTCTTTTTGGCGCAAGTTATTGAGGCACATTTTAAAGATTGTAAAAATGTTACTTTTGATTGTAGCATTTCACATCGGAAATATTACCAATATGGGAACAATTTAATAGGTACTACTCACGGAGATGGTGCAAAGGAAAGCGATTTGGCTTTATTAATGGCGCACGAAAGTAAGCAATGGCACGAAAGCAAACATCGTTATTTTTATATCCATCATTTCCATCATAAAATAAGCAAAGATTATATGAGTGTATGTGTTGAGGCTTTACGTTCTCCTAGTGGTACAGATAGCTGGCATCATCGTAATGGCTATCAACATTCTCCAAAAGCGGTTGAGGGGTTTATACACGATTTTGAACACGGTCAGACAAGTAGATTAACGCATTTATTTTAATATGAGCCAAACACACTACCAACGGATTAAAAGAGTAATGCAATTTTATTACAAAAGAGGGCAAAACCGAGAAAACGTAAACGAGGTATATCGTAATATAATTAAAAAAAAATTAAAATGAAAATGAAATATTTAATACTTGCATTGTTCATTATTTCTTGCGGTTCACGTAAAATGAACAAAGAAGAAAAAAAAACCGACAGCATCGCCAAAACTATCGCAGTTACCAAAACCGATTCTATTTCAACCGATAGCACTTCAATAAAATTCGATGTTGTGAGTGAGGAAATAATTATCGAGGCAGTTGATAGCACCAAACCAATCGAGATTATAAATAATGAGGGTAAAGTAACTAAATACAAAAACGCCCGTATAAGCAAGAAAAAAAGAAAAGACAATACAATAGTAGTAAGTGAAAAGATAGTGGCTAAAATCGTAGTTGATTCACTCACTAACGAGATTGAAGTCAACAAAGTTGAAAGCACAAAGATTGTTTATAAGGAGCAATTCAACTGGAGTACTTTTATACTTCAACTCTGGTGGTTGTGGCTCTTGATTATACTAGCTATTTACCTAGCCTATCGATATTATAAAAGACTTTTGTTTTGATTCCACAATACGAATGGATAAAAAAGGGGATTGATTGGGTAAGAGTTGAAAAGCCAGTCAACAAATGGAAAGGTATTCCTCCGATTGAAGATGAAATAAAAAAGCCGCTAGATTAATAGCGGCTTTTCTAATTATCAAACCAAAACATTATGAAAGGCAAATGTATAAATTATTTATTTACCAACAAACTAAAAAGCCATAAGTTATCGCTAGTAAAAGCATAACTATTAAAATCACAATATCCTCGTTATTTTCTTTCATTGTATCTTTTGGTTAAATATTCATAAGCCAATCGGTTACATTCTTTTGTACCTCCGATCACTTCGATTTTATACTTTTCAAGTTTTCCGTTATACGGTTCTCTTTTCTCTATTCCTTTTTTTGGTCTTCCTGCCATACTATATTATTTGTTTGTTTATATTCCTTTGGTATTTTTTCGATCATTCGCACACGCCAACAACCTATCGCATTTTCTTCCCTTACTTTAAAATTGCTCGGTAAAGTTACAATAGAATTATTATATTGCCTCACTATAATAAATTTAGGATTTTGGATTGTATTAATGTGGGATATTTTCATTTCGCAAACCTACAAATAAACTTTTATATAAAAAAATTTTTTTATTCCAATTTAGATTCTATATTTGCCTCATCAAACTTTAAATAATAAAATTATGTTGAACGTAATTATTACAAAAAAAGAAGCTCTAAAAATAGGTTCAAAACAATACGGTATTACTAGCGGTAAAAAAGACATGAACGGAAATAGAGATACAATATACTTTTGTTCTAATTTAGTATTTATGCAAAATTTTAACCGAGAAAAACAATTTATAACTATTTAACACAAACAAACATTATGAACAGATTTCAAAAAAACGATTGGCAGTATTTAATTGCGTTTGGCGCAGCAGTATGGTTTCTAACTCAAATAATATTTAGATACTAATGATTAAGAGATTAAATTTCTAGCGGATGGAATGTACGACAATAACGGATTAGCAACAATAATATCAAACCTTTTAAAAGACGTAGAATAATGGAAGATTTAATAAGATTTCAAGCAGAACAATTAAACGCAGTACGAAAAGAAAATGAGCGTTTAAACAACGAACTAAGACAAATTAAAGAGTTAATGCAAGCACTTATAAACGAGTGGGAGGTGCAAGATGCGGAAGTTTTAAACTTCCCTCAACTGGATCAAGCAACGAAATTATTTGACGAGGCTTTTCAAAACCCGATTGAACAACTTAATACTTTGACAGATGGATTTTATAGAAGATAATATAGTACTTTGTAGCTTTATAGCGATTTACGTTTTAATGATGGTAATATTTTTAACTTGCATCTTGTTTTTTCCAAAAGAAATAGTACAAGATTTTAATGAGGACTGGGACTAATGGACAGAAGAAAAGATTACAGTAGGTTTAAAATAACCATCATCGAATTATGGTTTAGATTTGAATACTTTGGGCGACAAACATTTATTAATAGGATGAGTATTAGTTCCAAAAAGATTAATAGAATTTTAGACGAGTGGCACGAAAACGATGAGTGCATTTTAGTTGAAAGTAAATTAAATTATACGCCAAAGAGTTATTTATAGAAAAAAAGTTTTTATATTTGCAAAACAATCTGGTCAGAGATTGAAACAAAACTATAATCGATCCTAATTTTGCCTACTCTGACCAGTAGGATTTAAGTTAGGATTTTTTAATTAAACATTATGAGTAAAGATTTATTCCAGTTAATGCGACAACAAGAAATTGACACGCAAAATTTCCTCCCAAACAAACTAGAGATCCAGCTATCTGCAAAAACATTTATCAAAGAAGTGTTAGATGCTGGAGAGATTGACAAAATTGAACTACTAGCGCAAGCCAAACGAATGGGCGAAGCGTTAGATGTTATTAACGCTGAACTTATAAAAGTTCTCCCACAAGAGAACTTTGAGGGTTACGGACTAAAAGGCACATTCCGAAGCGGAGGGGAAACTATCAACTTCAAAGATTGCGAAGTTTGGAGTGATATTAACAGAGAACTAAAAGAACGTGAGGACTTATTAAAGTTAGCTTTGAAATCGCAAAACGAAATATACGATGCGGCTGGAGTTCAAGTTCCAAAAGTTAGTACAACGCCACGCAAAAGTAGTATGGCTATATCATTTTAATTTAATATATTTACATTTCATAATTAACCGATGCAAGGTTTGGGCATCTTAACTCCGATCCATAAACAAATATATTATTATGAGTACTTCAAACAGACGTGCAGCATTTGCACAACCACAAAGCAATCCAGCCACTAAGTTTATTGAGTGGAAATCAAACGACAAGTGTTTCAACTATTATGACAAGGATGCACAAAAGAACGTAGAAATACCTTTGCCTTTTAAGTTCTTAGTCTTAGATGAATTGCACACTATTAAAGGTTGGAATGATGCATCTGGAAGCAACATTTACTCCAACGAAGTGAAATTCATTTCAAAAGAAGTAATGACAGTTAAACCTTTCAAGGGTAACGAAATTGCCAAAGGTTATTACAAAGACATTAAGGATAAAGTTGTAGCTGCTGGAGGACATTACACCAAGTCTATTTATGTAATGCTTGAGGATGGTTCACTTGCTAATATATCACTAAAAGGATCTGGAGTTCAAAAGTGGGGCGACTTCACACAGAAAACACGCAATAGACTTGCAGATGAGTGGGTAATTGTAGCAAAAGCAGAAGATGGTAAAAAAGGAGCAGTTAAGTTCTCAACGCCAAGTTTCTCTTTTGCAAACTCTATATCTGATGAGGAAGCTAATATGGCAGACGAAGCGTTTAACATATTAGAATCATACCTTAAAACATACTTAGCAAAAGCAGACATTGATGTTGTATTAAATGGAGATATAGCAAATGACTTTAATGATATGCAGGATGCCGATGACGATGGATTAGACTTCTAAACAAACAACACAACTAATTAAACCGCTATAACTAGCGGTTTTTTTATTGATGCAAAGTAAACATTTTGCGTTTTCTATACCCCCTTAGAAAACAGACTTGTAAAAAGTTATAGGGGGGTATCAAAAAAGTAAAACAATGTTTACTATGTTTACTTTAAATTTGTAAGTACTTGATATTGTTATATTTAAAAATGTAGGTTCAAAAACGTTAACATAATATTAACACTTTTGTAGTGTTTTAATCTTTACTATTAAAAAAAATGTTTACTATTGTTGTTTATATTAATATAATTTCTATATTTGCATTTGTAGTCTGGAAGCTATTGAGAAAATCTTATCAATGCCACTCTTTCACGACTTCCAGCGTGTTTGAGTGGCATTAACCTTTTATGTACTTATGGAATATAAAATTTCAGTTTTTAAAGACCTTTTAAAATCTAAAGATGTACCC